CTTTCCTCCGTTATGACATTCTTTGCAAAGAAATTCAGTTTGATGAATTAATGGAACATGACCAGAAGAACATGGCATCCAAAATGATGCTGGTTCATCCATCTCTTTTCCACATTTACAGCAAACAAATTTCATTGCAAGTAAACCTGTTTCTTTATCTTTGAGATACAACCGAATTCCCTTGAAAAATTCCATTTCATTCACCTTGTATTTCTTGTTATTCCAACCAAACAATGTGGTTTTTCATCAATTCTAAGAATGCGTCTTTACCTAAATCGGATGGACTTGCTTTACTTCCTTTCGGTAAGATCAGATTATTCTTATCATAGATGTAACCGACTCTGTTTTTAAACACTGCATTATTTAATACCAGCTTTTCAGCTTGCATTCTTACATTGTCCTCTTCCAGACCTTCATCATAAGCAAGGACAATCTTTTTCGTCATGAGCGACTTTAAGTATTTAGCCTGAACATCACTTATGTCACAACCACAAGTTGCAAGTCCGATCCTGCTCCCCATTGAATGAAGCTGCTGGACAAACTTTTCTGATTCCCCTACAACAACAATATTTTTCTGTTGAATGAAATCATAATTGTGATGATAACCGTATAATGTTAAACTGCGAGAACAAGGAATGATCGGCAACCACCGTTCATCCTTGGAACATTTCGTATCATTCAATCTACCCATAACACCGCACAATTTACCATCCAAAGTATATTCAGGAACAGTAATTCGGCAGCTTTCCAAATCAAATCCTACTTTAAAAAACTCCTGCGTCTGAAAGTTGATACCATCTTTGAAAAACATTGTGTTGTATTTGCCAAGATATTCATCAATTTCAGATTCGTCATAAGTTTTCATTGCGTATTCTGGTTCATTAATCTCTTTCATAAGACCTTTATAAAAACCAGAAAACGGATAGCGGATTTTACCACTAAATTGACTTTTCTCTAAACCCAATTGATTGGCAATATAATGCAGTGCTTTAGGGAACGACAGCTTTTGTGTTTGCATGACCAGAGAAAAGAGATTTCCATGAAGATTAATTGAAAAACCATCAAACTTCAAAGTATCTAATTTCAAACGCATTGCTGTTGGATTTAAACCTTCTTCTCGACTAAAACGCAGTTCATTTTTTTGCTGTCTGTATGTGATCTGCGTATATTCCATGCTTTCAAGGAGGGAGATACACGCATCTACATTGTTTGATAAATAATTTGTCAATGATAACGCATTTACGATAAGTATCTCCCTCCGTTTCTATTTTTCATATATTATTCAAGCCATCTGTTATCTATATAGTAAAACCCATATACGGCGAAACCAGTCAATGCAATCCAGAAAATCCAAAACAACACAAGCTGCCATTCTGTTTCCAAATACTCAATTGTTTCATCAATGGTTTTCTCACAATAAAACGATGTTTCTGCAATCGTATTATCTGCAAGGCTTGCATAAAGCGTTCCTTCATAAGACAACGCTGATCCATAATATACATCTCTCAAATGATACCCTGCATCCAGTGTATCAATATAATGCTCAGGAAAATAATTAATCGTTCCATATGGAAATTCACTATCAAGAAATGTAATTGTGGAAACATGAACATGATCTCGATCAATTTCATCCCATGTCCAGTAAGTTTCTACTTCTGTATATGTCTGAGTTTTACCATTAACCGTTTTTGTTTTTGTTACTGTTCTTGTATGTTTCGTATAACGCTCAGTGACTTTTGTTGCGGAGGCATATTCTCCACCGATTTCTGGATATGTAACAGAATCCACGGCAGCTAATTCACCATATACAAAAGCATTGCCGATATTTGTACGCATTCCATACTCGAACAGACTGGAATCATTGTCAATTTGCAATGCGGTATTGTATTCCTGATACTTGTTCATCAAACTATCATTGATTTTTCCTGAAATCATAATGCCAAATACAAGCATCAGGCAAACAATAACCACACTGAAAATCACTTCTCTTTTCGTGATCCTCATACTATGTACCTATCAATCAAACAGGTTAGTAGGAGCATCAGAGGAAACATCATAATTCAAATACTCGTAATTGATGACCTCATAACCAAGGAAACTAAGAATCTGCTTATTGGGGAACTTTCGGACATACTGGTTATAACTTTTAACCCAAGTGTTAAAGTTACTTCTATAATTAGCAATCAAATTCTCGGTTGTTGCCAGTTCGTTCATCAACTCACGATAATTTTCACTGCTTTTCAGTTCTGGATATGCCTCTGCAACAGCCTGAATCATCGTCTGAATTTCCTGAACACTTTCATCGGTAGCACTGCCACGAGCATTGACAACATCCATCAAAGTCTGATATTCATGTTCATCATAGGCTTGCACACAATCAACCAGATTAGGAATCAGGTCTGCTCTGCGCTTTTCCTGCACCTTAATCTCAGACTGAGCGGTGCTAATCTGTTCCTCAAGGGAAATTGCTTTATTCTGCGTTCCCTGAAAAGAAAATACAGCCAATACAATAACGGCAATTACTGCCGCAGCTACAATCAAAATAGACTTCCAATGTTTCATTGCTTTTCCTTCTTTCTAACTTAATAAACTGCGAATTCTTTTGATTTTTACACTAATCCACTGCCTACTGACACCTAATTCACTGGCAATTTCACTTTGATTTTTATCATCTAACAACATGGCGAAAATCACTTGTTCATCAGGTTTCAGTTTGCTTGACAATGATTTATATGTAAGTGCATGAATTGCTTCTTGCTCTACTTGAACATTATTATCTGGAATCACATCTGCAAAACTTGCAAATTGGCTATCTTGATCTGTCTGAATTGGAACATCAAATGAAAGTAATTTATCTTGCGGAATTGCTCTCTCATTCTGCTGTTTTCTCAATTCTTGTTTATACTCATTCAGCATGACAGTATAAGCCAAAGTTGAGAATTTCCCCTTTGTGTTATCAAAAGCAATAGCTGCCTTACATAATCCAATTGCCAGAACATCATAATATTCATCCAGATTAATGTTCTTTTTATTTGCCAAGCTATAAATCAAGTTGTGATTCTCAGAAACAATCCTTTGCTGATCTAATGTTAATTGTTCCATTATTATCACTCACTTTATTTATGTTCATTGAATACTGAGCAGTAGCCCTTTTCACGCCAGCGGTTATAGCGTCCATTAAATTCATAAAGAACCTGAATTTTATCATCGTCATTTCTTGTTTTATCTAAGAATGCGATGATATATTTTTTATCTCTATCGAGTTGCACAGACTCACGAACACTGGAATATTTTCCGCTGGAATCTTTCTTTAATTGATATGGCTTTACATCAAACTTTTCGCCGGGGAATTCATCATCCCAAAGAGGACGGCAATACACCATCTCTGAGAAAACTTCCTTAATCTGCTTTGCGTTAGACAGACAGCTTGCATCCAAATATCGCTTATTCAGAGTATGAAGCGCAAGCTGATAAGTACAGATCAGGGAAATGTTTTCACGGCTGGTAATCTGAAACAGTTTACGACTATGGATAAGCAACTGTTGCCACATAGCTTCGTCAATTTCATCCTCAGATTTCATGGTATCAAACATGATCGTCTGGTATCCCAACTTTGCCAGTTTCTTAATGATGCGTTTGACCTTATTCATGTCATTATCAAACATCTTGATAAACTGAATATTAGAATACTTCTCTCTGGAAATCTGCTTTGCTTTGCGCAAATATTCCCACTGTTCATCTGTAAACTTACCCATTTTCAGCTTTTTGCGAGTCAGACCCCAATAGTCCAGATCATTCGTAAGAATGTGAACAAGCAAAAGCTGCTTAAAATCTTTCGATCTTTGCTCATTGCTGATGACGGCGCACTTTACACCATCATCCGTCATGGGGATGATCATATTCTCAAACACGAAACTGGTTTTACCAACACCAGAATGTCCAGCGAACATATACATATCACCAAGAGGTGTACCAAGTGTCAGATAATTCAGGATAGGACAATTTTTACCATAGCTGATACCCTGTGCCGATCCATCATCGCATTCACTGAGGAACTTATCATCAATTTCAAGTGTTTCAATATCAATGTCGTGAGTGTTCTTAATACTGACACTGTTCAGGATATAGTCATAGTAATCATAGACTTCCTGATTTGTCATTTTTGCAAAGCGATCCATGTTGGGAATTACATTAAAGCCCTTATCATACAAAGTCATTAATGTATTCATCTTTGCAATCTTGTCATAGTAAGCATCAATATTTTCGACATTTACCAAAGAACAAAGTTCGCTAACCGTTGGATAACCGCCAAGTTCATCGAAATGCTTTTTGACAGTGGGTTTGTTCTCTAAAAATGTGTAGATTGTCACATTATCAAAAGACTTAAATCCCTGATTGAACATTTGTCTGCCCAAAGAGAAATAGAAAATACCATCCTCTGTTTTCAGAGTTTCATCATCTTGTGTGTTGACTCTTGCAAAGTCATCATACAATTCAGGCTGCTTCCAAAGGCAAAAAATGAATGTAGCCTCTGCGCTCTCTCGACCTTTGATTAAATCTTCAGGATACTCTTTCCAGTTCAAATTGTTACCTCCTTATAATTCATCATCAATGAGAAAACGACTAATATCCTTACCCTGCTTTTTTGAGCCGATAGCGGATAAATCGCCACATTCAATCGTGTTATTTTTCACTTGTTCGTTTGATGCAGCCATTCTCTTTTCTTTCTTGGCAACATCGGCAATATTACCTTTTACAATGGTAAACATATAAGAGATCATGCCATACTCATTAGAGAATTGTTTATGTTCCAACCAATAATGAATGTCGTTGGCACATTCTTTAAATGTTTCCAAGATCACCTCATTACTGTAAAAGGACAATTCTTTAATCTTTTTAGGGAGAATGGGAGGAAACGGTTGCCCGTTTCCATACCCCAAAAACTCTCTACAAATATAATCAATCAGTTCTTTGTAAGTCTGTTTCTTACGCTGATCTGCATCATATATTTCTTGGCTCTTATAATATTTGGAACCAATTTTTACAAAGGTATCAGTTGTGCCGACTTCGCCAGTAATTGCACATTTGCAACTTCTCGCCATAACTGATTTCCTCCAATGGTTTACTCCTGATTCAGCACCTTAACAATCTGCTCCAAAATAGCAGTAGGAATATCATCTGCATTCTTGAAATTAGGAATGTCATGTTCCTTCATGATTTCCTTAACAGACTTCTTGGTTGCGGCATCTGCATCGGGGAACTTGTTCTGAATAACCTGAAGCAGCTCGGCATTGCGATCCTCGTCAATCTTATTGGCGGCATCTGCCTTCTGCTTTTCGGCTAACTCCTTCTCCTGCTGCTTACGAGCCTCCTTGAGTTCCTTTTCAGACTGCTCAACAGACTTGCCGCCCTTGCTGTGTTCTGCCAGAATAGCGTCCTTCAGAGCCTTAATAAAGGCATCTGCATCCAAAGGAATTTCATCAACAATGTCTGCAAAACGGGACTTGGAATCAACACTGTAATTGTCATCACGGAAAGAGATGCGGCGGGATTCACTGAGAACTCTGCCCTTAACTTCCTCTTCCTTAGTTACAATGTTTTTCTTACCAGTCTTTTGCTTTACGATCTCACGGTCAATATAAGCAACGCCAAGGAAATGCAGCTTCGTTTTGAGTGCATTAAAGTAACGCTGGCTCATATTGGTAGTCAGAATGGAATAAGACTCGCCAGTAATGGGATCGTCCACATCCTTCTTTTTAGTGTGACCGATTGCAATAAAGGAAACGCCAACACTCTTGAGTTCCCACATCTTATCAAGAACAAGCTGAATTGCCTTATCTTCACCAGCCATAAAGCCGCCAAAAGCTGCCTTAATGGAAGTGATCTTAGGCTTATCGGGATTTGCTCGATTGTGCATACGAATGACTTCAGGCTCAGTGATCTCAAGCAACTGGTCAAAAGTATCCAGAATGACAACACGCAAATCCTTATAGTCAGTCAGCTTATTTTCAATAACATCATCGCAGAATTCCTTGAAAGTTGCCCAATCAGGAATCTTAGCGGACACGATACCATTGATAGCGTCATGACCATCTTCCTTACCAATATCCAGAGCGATATAGCCATCATCGCCAACCAGCTTTTCACAGACTTCCTTGATGACGGTGGACTTACCAATACCACTCTCACCAATCAGACCAATGTTATAAGCGAGAGGATCAATACAAATCTCACGCTTTTCACCAAATTTTCTTGCCATTATGTACTACCTCCTTAGAACAAATCCTCTTCGTCTACATCGTCCTTGTCCTCGTCCTTATCAAAGGGAGGCTCGTCATCGTCATCCTCGTCCTTCTTGGACTTAGACTTTGCAGACTTGGAATTCTTCTTAGCTTCCTCCATCGTTTCATCTGCGGCAGGAACAAAAATCTTTTCCTCGAACTCGTCTGCGGTATCATCACATTCCAGAACACCATCAGCATAATCGCCTTCCAGCTTAGGCTCGAACAGACGGAACTCGTCAATGCGATCACCGTAGATATTGCCCTTGGGACGGAAATCATCAACAGACTTAATACCAAGTTCGACCTGTTCACGCTGAGAATCGGTCAGCATAGACTCGTCAAACTCTGCTTCTTCAGCACCACGGAGCAGCACAATCTCCCAAGGAATATGTACCATATTCTTGTTCTTGACCTTGATGTACTTCATCTTGTAATCAAACAGCTTCTTGTGCTTTTCATTCTCAAGATCGTACTTTGCACCAGAGAACACAACCTGAATGGGAACATACTTTCTGCCCTCGTCCTTATTGATATACTGCTCAATGTAGCAATCCAAGGTCATCTTCTTGTTCTCGTCAAAATCACTGTCATCAAGACTGCTCTTGTTGTAGAACAAATCCATAGTCAGAAGCAGACGATTCTTTCTCTCTTCAGGGGCAGCGAACACATTCTGAATGCGGAACTTACTGAAATAAGTCTTTTTCTTTGCATACCAGTCACGAGTAAACTGACCAGTAACAACAACACGACCATCATAATTGGGCAGATGCTCACGCAGATGCTCAATCATATCGTAGGCGGTAATAAACTCCTGTCTGCCGCCGTGTTCATCACCAAGATCAACAATGTACTTACGGTAGTTGGCAACCTTTTCGATAATGTCCTCGTCAAAACGGTCATCCCAATCTACATCCATCTTTTCATTGTCAACATCCATTGTCTTAATGACCTTTTGCTGGCTGTCAAAAGCCTCGACAAAAGCCATATTCATGTCGGTTTCCTTGATGCCGAAAGTCATAGACAGCATCTTCTTGGTTTCCTTGGTCTTTTCATCTTTCTTAGAAATTTCCTTGCAGAAAGGACGCTTAGTATCTGCCTTCTGCTTAGGAATTACAGGGGTTCCACAAAAACTAAATCTGGACTGATAACTCATATACACAAATCTCCTTAAACTTTGTCAAAATTCATTTCAAGAAACTTTCTACTTGCAAGATAATCACAGAGATGCACAAACTTCTGATATTTGTTCTTAGGCTTAGGCAGCTCAACCTTAGAATATCGTGCGGTATTCCACTGTCCCATGTGAGTAGCAATGCAGTCATATAAGAATTTCATCTGCTCGTCATTCAACAGACCAGTTTCAATATGACACTGCTTTACGAAATCTGCTGCCAGCAGAGGATGATCAAAGACTGTATTACCCTCTCGCTTACCCTGCTTCTGTCCATCATGAAGGATAAGGGCAGTCAGCATCAAATCTCGTTCCTCTTCGGAAAACTGGAACATCTCAAGATTAAACAATTCATTTGCGATCCAGAATGCAGCTTTGGTATGACGCAATAAACCGCCATTGCCAAGAGCGTATTCAGGATGATATTTGCCGCTGGATGAAGCGGCTACACGGAAGAAATAATCAGGCAGATTGTCGATACAATATCCAAGAAATTTCTTGATGTATTCGGTACGAATAAGGGATAATTCTTCCGCAAAGAAATCTCGCTTATTATCCATTAGTCCTCCAAGAAACTCTTAAACTTGCCGATAATCTTTTCATTGTGAGCAATCTGCTGATCCATAGAACCCTGAATGCGATCCAGTTCAGCACGATATGTACTAATTTCCTCGCTTTTCTCATGAATCTGCTCATTGACGGTTTCCAAACGACTGATAGTATTGGTAATCAAAGAAACTGCATCGGTAGATTCCTGAACCAAAGAATTCAACTGAGTTTCCTTTTCGGTCAAAATATTCTGAACTCGTGCCTTTCTCATTAGCTATTCTCTCCTTCTTGATTTTCAACCTTGTTCTCTGTTTCTGTTGCTGCCTCTGCCTTGGGAGGCTCATTTACCTTTGCCAAACACTGATTGCACCACTTACGCAACTGCATAAGCTGCATCTGAGGATTCATTCTCTGGCTCTGGAAATCATTCATCTTGCTCAGAATGGAACCGCACATAGTTTTCATGCCAGTAGACAAACCATTCAGATATGCTCGGCGCATCATAGTTTCAAGCATCTGTTCCCATTCAGACTTGGGCTTTTCAGCAGCAGTGTTCTCATTTGGTGTGTTTCCAATTTCAACATTCTTGGTCTGATTTTCGCTTGACATTTCGCTATACTCCTTTACTTGTATTTATTGTTATTAAGCCTTTAAAAATATGCTTTATAACCTCTTTTGTCCAGCCGTTACCACAAAGAGAACGGCGTACATTGTCACTGTATCCTTCGGTAAACCCATCTGGCAAAGTTTGCAAACGCTCATATTCAACTGGTGTCAGCTTACGAATACGACCATTATCCCAAACTTTCTTTTCCTGATAGCCACCATTTACACAGGTCAATGTGGCACATTTGAAATCAGGATTATACACACGCTTGAGTAAATCATGTGTATTTACCTGTAATGTTGCGATCACTCGCTTATCATCACCGTGATAGGTAAAAGGCTTATCATAATAATCCTTTGCAGGAACATGATCTACCATAATATCACGCAAAACCAATGTATTATGATTTGGCAACTCTGCGATTGGAATATTCGTCCAATACAAACGCTTTCTCTCTTGTGCTGAGAAATCAGCAGAGTTAATCATTAAAGGATTGCCCCCCCAAGTTTAGCAGTGATGATATTTTCATCTGCCTTCTGCTTAGGAATGACATTCTCTAACAAATACCATTTCGGCTTGATTTCCTCAATCGCTCGTGCAAATTCATAGAAGATTGCAGATTTTCCTTTCAGACCAGAACATACATCTTTATTTTCTTGCCGAACAACTGATAGGCTCTGGCAGCAAGTGCCAGCCATAACCAAATCAAAACCTTTGAACTGTGAGAAATCTGCTCCAATTACATCTCCATGATGAACGATGTTCGGAAAATGCTTTTTACTTAATTCAATAGCGGGAGCAAAAATCTCATATGTATGATATTCTTCAACTGGAATCCCAAGTTCCTGTAAAGCAAGGTATCCGGTTTCCAAACCTCCGCAAATAGACAATACTTTCATTCATTATTCCTCTTGATCTTCATATTCCAGAGGCGTATGTACCAAAGCATAAACTCGGTTATCACCTTGGAAAATTACATCTTTAAAAATATCTTTGTCCTCTACCAGATAACAGTCATCGCCCATTAAACAAAAAACTTGGATTCCTTTGTTTAGGGCATACATGACTTCATCGAATACGCCATGACCAATCACACCAGAAACAGTTGAGAACACTACTGCATCGCACTGGTCAATCATGGCAAATGCCTGTTTCATGATCTCACTTTCAGGAATGTTCTGCGGCAGAGCATCTTTCGGATTAACGATTTCAAACCCATCCTCAAAGTCAAATCCATTCTTAATCACAGACATTTCAAAAGTTTCAATGGGAGTTCCATACTTCCAAATATGGTGTGCATAATAGATTTTCATAACAGCCTCACTTTTCTTCGTAACGGAATACAATCGGGATCATTACGGTTGTTCTCTGCTGCATCCAAGGCTTTTCATCTGTTGCAAATCGCCTTCCATATTCATCCACCACTACAATGTCACCAATGGTATAGAAATAGTTGCAGTTGTTTGCATTCTTTGGCATACCAACACTTGCATCATAAGTCTGCAAAGACAAGATTTTCTTCAGACAAGCCTCGATGTTTTCATATACAAACAACATTGTTCCATCATGTCTGGAAGAACTCGTGGTGAAATATTTGAAATCTGTATCAGGATCGTATGTAACTTTCACACTAATATCGAGCTTCGGATCAGCATCATCGTTCTTCCAAACCAAAGACAATTGATTGTTCTCGTCAAACTTGAGAAACTGCTTTGGTGAAACCTCAAAAGCATTATCGAATGTAATATCCAGATTAGTATTCTTCTGCTCTAACACTCGATATTTTATGTAATCTAAACTCTTTCCCATTATTTACTCCTAAATTGGTCTTGGAACTGGATATGGATACGGAGAACAGCAAGTCAGAATTGCCGCCAAAGCAACAGCCATTACAAGCAATACAACCCATTTCTTACTGATCTGCTTTCTCGCAATCATAAGCATCTTCTCCTTTCAAAACATCTCGAATATCACGCCCATCAATTTCGTTGCCGATGCAATCCCATCCGTCTACTTTTTCTCTTGCGAATAATTCAATTCTTGGTATATCTCCACAGAGTTCAACAATCCGATCTCGAATTTCAGACGGTTTCTTGCTATGTTTCATTACTCTCGCATCGCATATTTGATGAACCGATCTGCTAATTCGGGGGGGCAACCTCTTGTTGCAAGTAAACATAATTCACTGTTTGATCTTGTCCAGTAGCCTAAACCCCAAAACCAACTGTCAGACTTCTTGTTTCGTTTTACCCAATTGAAACCACAAGTCTTATATTCAAAACCCCATCTACGAATAGTTTCTAAACCTTCTTGTAAGAGAGGGAAAGTAACCCACAGAAACAGTACACAATTATCAGCAGCCAATTTATCAATTGGCAAATTATAAATATCCTCAATGGTCATACATTGATAATGACATTCTGCTGATTTTTGCTCTTTTCCTTTTTCTGAGTAGGTTTTAAAAGTCCACGGAGGATCGGCGTATATGATATTATATTTTTTCATACGCTTCTCCTTTTATTTCTTGTTATTTGTCCAAAATAAACAAGTTCTCTGTGATGTTTTGTCTGGACGCATTATCCAGTGTTCTTTTCACTGGCTGCGACCAAATTGATCTCCAATTCTCTGGTGCTTGCTGTTCTGATACCAAAACAACATTTGTTTCGGACGCTTGCTCTGCCCATTTCCAGAATTCATCATGATTGAAATCATTTTCGTATCCAGTCGTTCCCTTATAAGGAATGTCACAGTAAATTACACCGCCATGAAAATGATCCAAGTCAAGAGTTCGATAGTCTGCCTCGGCAAACTCCACATCCTGTAAATTGGGAAGCTGCGCAATTACATTCCGCTTTGCCTCGTCATAATAATTCCGATATGTACCAATTTTGGTTTTGACAATGCCAGCCCTGCCACCAAAGAATTTCCCGTTATAGGACGCAAGAAAACCAACGGCTCCAATATACCAATCAGGATATTTCCCATCCTGCATTTGATATGATTTCCTTACTGCCGCATATTCCTCTTGCGTAATTTCATCAGGCAAAGATGTAATCTGATCTCTATGCTTGAATAGTTCAATCAGATAATGATTAATGTCATACCCAATTTTTCTATCACAAGAAATTTTGTCAATTACATTTGCCCCCCCGATAAACGGCTCTAAATAAAACACTGCGCTGGTATTATCTATGTAAGATTGAATAATCGGAACGATATGCTTGGCAATGCGGCTTTTTGAGCCTACATATTTGATAACTGCCACCTCAATCTTTTAATTTAATCCATTTTCCCAAATCCTCTAATGCTCGAATCTGCTGATCAAAATCTTGATCGGTAAAGACTACAACCTCGCTGGGAAACGGAGCTGCATCTTTCTGGTTGAATTTCAATCGTCCTTTGACAAAACAAACATATTTCGCATTTGGGAAAATGAAATCATGCTGTGCTTTTGTGTCAGTTCGAGCAGGAATGAGCATTACAGCAGTAATGCCATTCTCTCTGCTCTCACGACAACATTTTTCAATCCAATCTTCCTGACCACTCTTGCCTTTCGTTCTACGAGAGTATGGAGGATTACAAAAAACTGTCTGCCCCCCCAATTTTTCGAAAGACCATCATTTTGTTCCGTATAATACAGTTCACATTTATGATTTGTATCATCAGCACATGGATCAAGCGTAAAATGGAATACTGAATTGAGTCTGTCAAAAAACGACTGAGGCGTAGACCAGTTATTATTTCCAGTGCTGAACATAACTTCTGTATTCATATTAACCTCTTTCGTTCTTGTATTTCTTGTTATGCGTTGTTCATTACAGACGCAAAAAATAAATCTCGCAATTCAATGATATTAGTAGGATGGTTTTCGTCATTGGCGAGTTCCTTGACGAAACCATAGAATTTATTTTCCAGAGGCGTAAGCAGAGAACCCATGTAACGATACTGACCGCTGCGGAAAACAGAATGAGCAACGGAACGCATATGCTTCCACAGCTTATAGTAATACAGTTTCAGCTTGACCATATAGCCAACGCTATCCTCTACCACAAAGCCCTCAATCTCCTTACCGTCATACAGATAATCCTCTGCGGTAACTTCTGTGTACCAGTTATAGAAATCAGTCCAGTTATCAATCTGGATTGCTTTCTTCTTGACCTCAAAGCCGAACTTTTCAAACTGAACCAGCTTGGAATAGGGCAGCTTTTCAAACTGCATCTTATTTTTTACTACATCCAGCAGGAACAGTCTGGACTTATCGTATTTGATGATGTGAGGATCGTTTTCCATATCAACACATTCAAACACGAATGTCACATCGTTGTTCTTCATATATTCCTTGAGTTCATCAAGATTTTCGCCAACCTGATAGAACATGGAGCGCATATAAGCAGAGAAATCACCCTGCGGATCAGACTTACTTGAAATAAAGAAATCATCCGTATCAGGATTATAGGACACCATACCAAGGAAACCGTTCTCCTTCACATAAGCGGTTACAGGGAACTTTAACTTATGCTGAAGCATATCAAATTTGGTTTCGGGCATTTCGTTCACATTAAAGAACTTGTCATAGGAACGAGCAACGATTCTTCCATTCTCAGTATTGATAAACAATCCTCGTGCTTTGGTAGTCTGCTTATTCCACTTCTTATCGTAGAATGCTTCTCTGGTGAAATTGAAAGAGGAAATGCTGCCGTATTTCTTTTCAGTGATGTACTTATTCTTGCGCATCTGATCAACCATTTCCATCACATCAAGTTCCTGCTCAGTATAAGCAGTTACCTCAGCTTCTTCCTCAGTCTTAAACACAGTGTTCTTAACATATACAGGATGGAAACCATCTGCATCCAGCACAACTACTCGCAGATCACCGCCAAACTCAACGCAACCTTCCAGATTAAAACAACGCTCGGAAAGTTCGATAGGCAGATTACGAGTGTTTCTATGACCGAAAATCTGATAAGTGTCGGGAGCTGCCATACGATCAAAAGTCTGAGCCACATCGACATAATCACTATATCGACCAACACCACGAATCATCTGCTCTGTTGCCAGTGTAGTTATGTTATCTGGAATAAAACTCAAACCAGCATGAGTTACAAGAACAGTCTTTTCATGATACTTGTAATAAGCACACTGACCAAACTTGCGATAGAGCATTCGAGCAACCTTAGTATCAAGCCCCCCCGCCTCAAGCTGACGGCGAGTTACCTTTTCAAACTCAGGGGATTTACCAGTACCGCCATGTGACCAGTACCACAGCCAACGCTCATGATTTCCTTCCAGCAGGATCACATTCTTGCGCTCCATGATGCTGTAAAGGAAGTTGATAACCTCAATATTTTCAATGCCACGATCAATGTAATCACCACAGAAAATATAGAGTTCGTCATCCTTCAAACCATCTTTCAAATATTCCTGAAGGACAGTATTACAGCCGTGAATGTCACCGATATGATGGATTCTCTTATAGTTGGAAAAATCCATAGGCTTATACCAGATACGATCCAGTTCATCAGGACGCAGTTTCGTAATACCTGTCGGGATAGACTGCGTTGCAAAACGAGCATACATCTTTTCAATTGCTTCTTCTGGTACTTGCTTGTAATCAGGACGAGTCAAATTCCTGCGCTTACACTCTTCCATAGGAACATCAGTGAAATCGACACAATAGATACGATAGCGATAAGTCTGTGCCATCGTCTTGTAGCGATTCATTTCAACCGTTTTGGAGTTCGTAGCATCAATCACAACAAACTCGCCACGCTGCATTCTGGCTTCCAAAATCTGAAACAGAAGTGACCAGACTTTCTTTTCATTGTCCTGACTGATGCCGAAAGTGCCGTTTGTAGTCATCACAGGAGATTGACACAACAGACGGATTTCATCAGCAGACAAAGCATACTGTTCCAGATTATTTTCTTTGATAAATGTGGTTTTGCCGACACCGGGCGCACCACGCATTAACAGTAAAACTCTCATATTATTACCCCTTACATTTGCTATGCTTGGTAGTGTTCATCCGTCACATCTCTTTATTCTCGGCTTTCGCCTTGAATAGAGATGTTAGGATGAACGGATTAACTCAGTTACAGAAGGCCGGGGCGAACCCACCCGAACCGTAAGCGTAGCCGTCGATCGCACCCCCCGAAGTGTCGACACGGCAGAAGTAGTACGAGTAGCCCGCATAAACAGAGCGCAACCACTGCCAGTCATTCTCACCCTTGGCATTTTTCTTGCAGTAACGAATGTTTTCCTGAGCATAAAACTCATACCAGTGACCTTCGCCGCCATAAGACCAGAACTTGCGTCCGTACAATTCCTGCTCAGACTTGAGCCAGAATTCATCAATGGTTTTCTGCATATTACCATTGCGGTCTACGCTCTGCTTATAAACAGGCTTAACAATAGCTGCCAGATCATCAGAAACATTGTTCTTGAAATCTCCATTCAGGAAAGAACGAATATCAGAATCATCCCACCAGACAGAGTTTCCATCCCTACGCATTGCAGATTCATCCTTGTAGAGATCGACCATATCCCAAGAGATAGAAGCCTTACCGCTGTTGTCAGCCAGATCATCATGGTCAAAACCAATAATCTGATATGTAGCAACGAAACCATTCTTCATGTAGTCCTTCTTCGTTGCGCCAAGTGCAAAGTATTCTCTGGCTTTACCAGACTTTGCAATTTCATCCACTCTGCGCCAAGAAATGTGATCCAGATTAGTCATCGGCAGCGTCATGGGAAACAAAAAATCAGAACTGTTTTCTCCATCAAACTTCACCGTAACAACATCATTCTCCTGAACAATGTGCAAGCTGGGAAATCTGTCCAAAACATTCTGATCAATACGAAGTTCCATGTTCAATTCTCCTTTTCTGAAAACCTTAAAAATTAATACAATACTTTTCGATGCGTTTCTTTTCCAGTTCATCGGGATAAGTATCCCATCTTACGACTTTGTACTCTTGTGTGACTTCTCCTGTAATGTCATAAAGCCGACCATCAATTTGCGTTACAAAGTGGTTTATCACTGGATCATACATCATTACTGCTTCAGGGAAACGGTTGCACAAGATAAATGCAAACCAATAACAACATCCACAAGTAAAAGATGTGAGAACTTCGCTCCACTTTCCACGCATAGTAAATCTGTCAATAAATTTCATTACTTCATTGTGCAATCTTTCACTCCCTTTGTATCGGACACTCTATTCAGAGCTGCGTTACCAGCCCTCAACAGAATGCCCGATTACTCAGACATTCCTTTATATTTAATTTGCTGCTTGACAGCCTTGTTGTTCACGAAAGGACAAGCATAACAATTCCCAAAACAATATCCCAAGGATTTTTGACTATCTTTGGTCTTTTCTGCCTATACTTTGAACTTTGTTCCAAGAATAAACTTTGAAACTTGAGCGTTCAGCTTTGGGCTTTGAGCATTGAACTTTACAGCGATTTTTCATTTTCCGAAAATGCCAGCCGCTCTATCTTTGCGGCGCATAATCAGAAAACCAAATTCTTTTAATATAATAATCCATAATTATATGTATAGAATTACAATCATCTGTAATTTGTTTTATGCTGGGGATAGTTTTATTTCTTTTACATCAAAGACCAGTCCCCAAAAACTCAGATGTGTTATGGTTTATCGTTTTCGTCAAACAGCAAATGAAATATCGCCGTTAGTATTCGATTGTAATCGTGGTCAGAGCGTTGCTTACGCTAAGAGCCGCATCTACTTCAGGCATGAACGCATTGATCATGTCATCCAGTTCAGCAATCTTCTTCTCAAGACCAAGAGGATCAATCATCTCAACTGTGTTGGACTTAATGTAAGTCTTGACGCTGGTATCATATTCCTCGCTCTTAGCTGCGGTTTCCTTGCTACCCATCAGACCAGTAACAAACTGCTCTGCCTTCTGCTGAAGCTGAGAATTCTGCTTCTCCAATTCAGCCTTTGCACGAGAAAGCTGGGATGCCATATGGTCACGCAGTTCAATATAGAACGCCATACCATGATTCTTCTTGTCGATAGCCTCAACGACAGTATAAGTCTTGCCGCCGATCTCAACCTTAGTCACAGCATTGGATACATTGACAGCATCCTTAATTGCATTGCGCCGCTTAATCAGATCAGTAATCTTGTCGTAGGACGCATATGCAGCTTCCTTAAAAGCATCGGTAGTAATGCCGTGAACCTTCTCCTGATTGTTCTTCTTATTGACAACGAAAGTTGCAGCCGCCATTGAATCAATAATGCGCTTATCCAGAACCTTCAGTTCTGCAAGAGCCTTGTGGATGGTCATGGTTTCAGTGTTTGCCATAGTAGATTCCTCCAATAAACTTTGAATTTTGATGTGTCACGATCTTTGGATTCGAACCAAAATCTCCGCATATTGCGGCGTTCTGCCATTAAACCATCTCGTGTTATTCTTGTATTTCTTGTTATTTATGTAATGTTTAAGAGGCACAGCC